AAGAAATCGAAGACATCATCGTCCTCAAGAACAACAAAGGGACCGAAGACAACCGTGTAAGAAAACTTGACTACAGTATCCAGTTCAGCAAACTCTTCTACGAACGGTTTATCAAAAACGAAACCGTTTCATTGTTCAGTCCGCATGCTGTGCCTGGTCTTTTCGACGCTTTCGGCACTGATTCTTTTGACAGTCTTTATTGCCAGTACGAACAAGACGAGTCCATCCCCCGCACCACCGTCAGTGCACAGGAACTCATCCTCTCAATCCTAAAAGAACGGGCAGAGACAGGTCGTATTTACATCATGAATATCGACCACTGTAACAGTCACTCCTCGTTCACTGACAAGGTGTCGATGAGCAACCTGTGTCAAGAGATTACCCTGCCTACAGACCCCATCCAGCACATTGATGGAGCGGGAGAAATTGCCTTGTGCATCCTGTCTGCTATCAACGTGGGTAAGGTACGGTCTGACGACGAACTGGAAGACTTGTGTGACCTGGTTGTCCGTGGTCTGGATGAGATCATTGACTATCAAGAGTACCCTGTCAAAGCAGCAGAGATCAGCACAAAAGCACGTCGGTCACTGGGTGTTGGGTTCATTGGTCTGGCACACTACCTTGCCAAACTTGGGTTCAACTATGACAGTCAAGAGGCATGGGATGCAGTTCACTCCCTGACAGAATCGTTCCAGTATTATCTCCTCAAAGCGTCAAACAAACTGGCAGAAGAGAAGGGTCAATGTGAATACTTCCCTGCTACTAAATATGCTCAGGGACTCTTGCCTATTGATCATTATAAGAAAGATGTTGACGAAATTTCTTGCGTAGATTTGCAACATGATTGGGATAGTCTTAGGGTATCTATCGCCGAACACGGATTACGGCACTCAACACTGTCCGCACAGATGCCATCGGAGAGCAGTTCCGTTGTGTCAAATGCCACCAACGGAATCGAACCACCGCGTGACTACCTGTCCATCAAAAAATCCAAGAAGGGTCCGCTCAAGCAAGTGGTACCACAGTACCAACGATTGAAGAACAGTTACACTCTCCTCTGGGAGATGAAAGGAAACCGAGGTTACATCAACGTCGTTTCCGTGATGCAAAAGTTCTTTGATCAGGCAATTTCAGGTAACTGGAGTTATAATCCTATCGATTATGACAACAATGAAGTACCTGTGTCTGTTATGGCAAACGATCTATTGACCACATACAAATACGGTTGGAAGACTTCTTACTACCAGAACACACATGACATGAAGTCCGACGAAATGGACGAACCAGCACACTCCATTGGCTGGCATGACAACGTACCAGATAAGAATTCTCTTATCGCCTCCATTCAAAACGAAGACGAAGAAACCTGTGAATCCTGTGCAATTTAGAAAAAATTCAAAAGATATGCCTGTTCAAGGTATGACAGTATTCAACGATAATCACGTTGATACTAAAACACAACCGATGTTCTTTGGGGCACCCCTGGGTGTCCAGCGGTACGACTCCTATAAGTACCCAGTCTTTGAAAAACTGACCAACCAGATGCTGGGATACTTCTGGCGTCCTGAAGAGGTGTCTCTCCAGAAAGATCGTGGCGACTACAAGACTCTGCGTCCTGAGCAGAAGCACATCTTCACCTCCAACCTGAAGTATCAGATCCTCCTGGACTCTGTGCAGGGTCGTGGTCCTGGGATGGCATTCTCTCCATACTGTGCTCTCCCTGAATTGGAAGGTGCCATGAATGTATGGCAGTTCATGGAGATGATCCACTCACGTTCTTACACATACATTATCAAGAATGTGTATCCCGATCCTGCTGAGGTCTTTGACACCATCCTGGATGATGAACGCATCCTGGCACGTGCCAAGAGTGTGACAAGGGCATACGATGAGTTCCTGCAAGTAGCAAACGAGTGGGGTGGTGGTAATATGTGGTCAGCAGACTATGCTGGTTCCCCTACTGCTGAGTACACCCGTAAGGAACTGAAGCGTCGTCTGTATCTGGCAGTGTCAAACGTCAATATCCTTGAGGGTATTCGTTTCTATGTGTCCTTTGCTTGTTCGTTTGCCTTTGGTGAACTGAAACTGATGGAAGGATCTGCAAAGATCATCTCTCTGATTGCACGTGATGAGAACCAGCACACTGTGCTGACTCAACAGATCATCAAGGCATGGCAAAAGGGTGATGATCCTGAGATGTTGGAGATCATCAAGGAAGAAGAGCAGACTGTAACCGATATGTTTGCCAATGCAGTGGCAGAAGAGAAAGAGTGGGCACAGTATCTGTTCAAGGATGGAAGCATGATCGGTCTCAATGACAAACTCCTCGTCAAGTATGTGGAGTGGATCGCTAACAAGCGTATGCGAGCGATTGGTCTGACCCCTCTGTATGACGCTCCAGTGCACAATAACCCACTTCCTTGGACTGAGCACTGGATCTCCTCTAAAGGTCTTCAGGTCGCCCCACAGGAGACGGAGGTGGAGTCCTACGTGGTGGGTGGTATCAAGCAGGATGTCAAGAAAGATTCCTTCAGCGGATTCCAACTATGACAAATTGGAGAGAAGATTATAAGAAGTACACTAGTGATCCAAGAGATCTAAAAGTATTGGAGGAAGGTGCCAAGAGTCTGTCACAGTCTTGGCACCTTCAGGCAATGCATAACAAGTGGAAAAAAATCAAGGGTATCAAAGATTGAAATTTTATTTTGATGGGGACTCCCTCACCTATGGTGGTGGATTAGGTAACATACTTCACCTTGACCCCACCAAATATCGCTGGTCAAAGTTGGTCTGTGATCACTTTGGTGCTGAGGAAATAAACGCATCTTCTTGTGGTGCTTGTAATGAAACAGTTATGAGAAACCTGTTTCATAAACCTACTACTAATGTTTATGACTTTTATTTTCTACAAACCACCGTTCCTATCAGAGGTGAGTTTTATGATGATAGAAAGAAAAGGTGGATGAGATATAGTTTATCGGATTATGTTGGTTTAGAATCTAAATGTATAGAACGGTGGGGACTTGTAGATGGACGTAAGTTTGCAGATTGGATAGATTTTAGATTTAGTAGGATGTACAGTGATTATGGGGCAAGAACTCAAGAAACTGTTGTATACAACTCATTCAAGGCTTACCTTGCATCTGTGGGACGATTGGAAAGATCTTTCTTTAGTACATTGCTGAACCCTCACGAAACTGATAACAAGTATGATATGCACTTAGGGATGCAATCAAGTAGAACAGGATTAGTTTTTGATAGAATACCTTACGATGGACATCCTTCTGTAGAAGGTCATAAGACGATAGCGAAATATGTTATAGATATAGTAAGTGAACGACTAGGTAATGAGGGTTCAGTCTGCTAAGGCTAAGGGTAGAAGACTCCAACAGTGGGTTAGAACTAAACTTATAGAAATGTTGGAAGTACATCCTGAGGATGTAGAGTCTAGATCTATGGGTGCTGGTGGTGAAGACATCATCATGGCACGTGCAGCTAGACAAAAGTTCCCTTTCAGTGTAGAATGCAAGAACACAGAGAGACTAAACGTCTGGGATGCATATGACCAGGCGTGTGCCAACTCTGGTGATTACGAACCAATCCTCTTTATAAAAAAGAATGGCAGACGACCTCTCGTTGTCCTCGATGCGGAAAGCTTTATTGGATCCCAGCGACATGAATGACTGGAGATACTCTGAAGAACGCATGCAACTTCGAGCCGAAGTTTTTCGTGCATTGTCTCATCACCTAAATGATCATTGCAGACTTGTGTATGAGTTCTGTCATGACTGGGTAAGTCAGGGTAACAAAACAACCATTGGACTTGAACAACACTTCCAGAATTACATTCGTAATCGTGCAGAAACTTTGTACACACTAACTCCTATTGAGGAACATGCAGAAAATTCTTAGTCTCATGTCAGTGTTCTCATTCATTACTAGCGTAGGTGTCGTAGGCACTGCTGGTTATGTGTATGTGAATCGTGACAATATCCGAGACAACATCAAAGCACAAGTAACCAAGGGCGTTCAGGACGCTATCGTTAGTAAATTCAACGGTGGTGGACTGCCAAAGACTACCGGTGGTGTCCTTCCTCCCGTGCCTGCACCTAAGGCCAAACTCACTGGAGGACCAGTACCGTTCTAAATATAGCCAGACTTATCCTGGCATATGACTGAGAAAGGACCGGCTTCTCCTCCCCCTAAGGACGAGAAAGAAAAGACTGGTTGGTTGCCCTTCGGTAAAAAGAAACCCGAAGACAAAGCAAAATCCAAGAAAGAAGACGATGATAAGGATCCTGATGAGAAGATGGCAGCGTTGTCTACGCTAGTCCGTCTGGGTATCCTTATCTGGTCTGGTGGTATTCTTACTCTGGCATATGTAGATCTGCCTGAAGCATTCAAGATGCCTAAGCAGGATCTCGATCCGACCTTTATCGCCAGTGTCTTTACTGGGGTTTTAGCTACGTTCGGGGTTCAGACTGCTAAGAAAGGTGCTATGAATGGTGGCGGTGGCGGCATCAGTAAGGCAGATATGGAACGCCTTATTGAAGCAGCAGCACGTACTGCTCCGGCACAGACCATTCGTATTGAACAAGCACCACTGACCATTGGAACCAACACTGCATCCGGGGAACCTCCCGTTGTACCTCCTAAAAAATCGTGACCTTCTCTGATGTCCTTATTTGGACAGCAATACCCTTTGTACTATCCACGATATATTTCGGGATACGAAAAGGTGAAAATGTCTACTACGACTCCGAAAATTATGATGGAAACGGAACAGCACATTAGTAAACGCATCGTTATCTTTGGTGCGACTGGTGATCTTTGTAAAAGAAAACTGATTCCAGCACTGTTCCAGTTGTGGCGTAAGCAATTACTGCCGGAGAATCTTTTAGTTGTCGGGTGTTCTCGTCGTGAGTACACTCGACATCAATGGTTAGAACTTTTAGGAGAGTATCCTCAAGACTTCACACATTGGTTGGACTTCCAATGTGCTGACTTGGATTGCCAAGAAAGTCTTCATGCTCTCCATGATGAAACTGTAGAAACTACGTACTTCTTGTCAGTCCCGCCTGAACGATATGAGAATGCTATCATCAATCTCAAAGAAGCAGGATTCCTTGACGACCCAGACC